TCCTTTGCGAAATTTTTGTGGTGAAAATATTCTAACACAGGAACAATATTGTGTCTTATTTATTTGTCGCATTTGATTATACTATGAACCCTATTAATAACTTTTTAAATCATTAATTCTTTCACCGCTTCAGACATTGAAATGCCTTCTTTTTGAGTAATTGCTTTAAAGTCATTGTGTAACTCAATCGGTAATTTGATATGTAATCTACCGTCACTATTTAATGAGCGATAGTAATACACATTTTTACATCGTTATTCATAGTATCACCTATTTTCTTACTTATGGCATAATATGCATGTATACACATGTCAACTATTTTTATTACCCTTCTCATAATCGTTCATAAAGTCAATCATGAGCGAACGAATAACGGCGGAAGGGTTAAGAAGATTTTTTTTACAAAACTCATTAAATACATCTCTTAACTCTTTGGGAATGCGAATACTTAAGTTTGAATCATTGCTCAACTCCATCAGATAATCTTTATTCATTTCAAATTCTCCTTTGCAATAACAAAAAAGGGCTTAAAATATCCCTATTATTAATTATATTATATACTATATGTCATGACTTGTAAATAAATTTAAAAAACTTTATTTTATGCTTGACATGTCATGACAAGTAAGCTATAATATAATTAAAGAAAGGGACAGAAAAGAAGTCCCAAAAAATTTTACTCTATATGTCATGACAAGTAATAACAAGGAATGACAAATTAAAGAAAAGGAGAACTAAAAATGGCTAAGACTGAAATTACAAAAAAAAGAATTGAAGAAGAAGTAAAAAATATCGTTACTAATGATATTTATGCAAGAGTGGACAGCTTTATGAATGATGTAATAAATGCACATTATGAAGGTGTAAAAATTGAAAGCGTAGATATGGACGCCTTAGACTTTGCAATGCTAGTGGACAGTGACCCAGATGAGTATGGTGATTATGAATATTCTGAAGTATGTGAATGGTGGCTAATTAGTCCATGGTTAGCCCGATACATGAAAGAAATAGGCGGTTATGTAGTATGTGAAGTTGCTGATGGTTATGTCTGGGGTAGACAAGGGACGAACTATGCAGTGGCTGACGATATGGAACACATCGCAAAATACTTTTTAGAAAAGATGAATAAATAATAGTTGTTGTTGTCTAGCGGTGGAGTGGCAACGCTCCACCAAAGGACGGAATAAAGGAGTAAACAAAATGATATTAAGCATAACAAACATGATGAAAAATATAATTAGCGCCTATGATGAGGGGGCGAGTATACACTGTATAAACGGCTCAATATTGCTTAAGTTTGTGAACGGTGATAGGACTGTTCAAGAAATCGGGAAGGAGGTTTAGGCAATGGAATTTGAAAAGAAGAATGTAAATCCAAAAGGGCGCAAGTCTGACGATTGTGTTATTAGAGCGTTATCCACTATCTCGGGGCTTCGGTGGGAATCCATATATAAGCGATTATGTGAATTAGGTTTGGAAATGTGTCGTATGCCAAATGAAAAGGCCACATATGAGAAATGGCTCAAACAAGTTGGCTATATTAAGCATAAACAGCCACGCAGGGAAGATGGTACTAAATACACAGTTGAGGAATTAGTTGATGAGTTAGATGTTCGCAATTGCGTCATAACCGTAGCACAGCACATGACAGTTGTTGAAGACGGGGTATTGATTGACTCCTGGGACTGCAGTCAAAAGACTGTGTGCAATTATTGGACATCATGAATGAGGTGGAATGAATGACGCCACGAACACACCGCCGAAAGGTGAAAAGCAAAAAGTTTATTCAGGCGTATCCAGCTAGGGACATATCCTATTTTGACTTAGAAGAACTAAAAGAATTAGAACAAGGGAAACACTACAGAAATGTATTGTACATAGCATCAGTGCATAAACAACGTACTGGCGTAGTGTTTGAGATTGAAGGACAAGTATATAAAGCGGTAGATACTTACATAGTACCGCTAGTTATGAGAGGAGAGTAAAAGCATGACGAAATTTGAAAAGTTTATAGTTATCTGGGCTGAAATATTAGCGACAATTTTAGTAATTAGTTTAATTGTCACACTAATAAGAGAGCCAATACCGTACTACTTATAATATCGAACATATTTTATAGAACATAATAGAGGGTATACAAGAGTACTGATGTACCCTCTATTTTTTGTACCCTAAAATCGAACAAAACTACAATTATACGCCTTTTTATGTTCGATTTAAAGCTATAAATGAGTACAAATGTTCGATGTAATAAGTTAGAAAAACCTAAAAATCGTCACATGCCACGGTAGAGGTGAATTTCTCTCTATCACACGCCGAGCCTTTGGGTGAACTGGCTGGGCTGGCGAAAGTTTTTCACGGTGGAAATCGGTGGGGAAATTCCCTATACACCGAAAAATGACCTAGTTTCAAAAAGGAGAATATCGAATGGCAACACTAGCAGAACAAATTGAACTTGAAAGAACTTACCAAAAGTACGCTCAGGAACTTTTCAGAGTTAGACACCAAGCCGACTTAGAGCGTGGCAGAGGTGCTCAAACGGCGGTAGGAAAAGGACTACTGAATCACGTGAGTGAAGACATAGCAACCACCATTGACACGTGGATAACTGAAGAACTGAAGCCACGAAAAGGCGTCAAAAAGAAGTACATTAAGATGTTAGAAGAAATTGTAAAAGCAGTTGGTCAGGAAGAAGTTGTCTTGAACGCATGTGCATACACCTTTGAAACTATCATAAATAGTATTGTACAAGGGCCTAAGTACCATAAAACGGTATCAACATTAGCTAGTGAAATTGGTATAGCTTTATTTTATGAATGCAAATTGAAAACATTCATGGAGCAATTAACCAACAGTACCCAAAAACAGGCAATAACAAAAGAACTTAAAAGTCGAAATCGTCTTAGGTACAAATGGAACTACATTAGAGAAGTTACAGAATCTGAAGGGTACAAGTTTTATATACCGACACAAGAGGAACTAAATAGAATTGGTATCGAACTTATTGAAATCTTTGTGAGTGTCACTGGATTAGCTGAGTACACTTCAGGAACAAATAAATCAATGTTCTTAAAGGCAACAGATAGGCTAGTACAAATCTGGGAAACAAACTGTGACAACATTACAACAAGAATCAAGATGTTTACACCAACAATCATACCACCAAAGAAATGGACTAGCTTGAATGAAGGTGCTTATTATGACGTTGCAAGTCATCATGCAATCTTTATGAGATTGACATGGAATACACAACGGTCACGAACTGGACGTAATTATATACGGAAACTAGCAGAAGTTGACTTGTCTGAAGTGATGAACGCTGTGAATACCATTCAAGAAACAGCGTATTGCATCAATAAGAAGGTACTAGAAGCTGTACAGTACTTTATGTCTATTGGTGGAAACCGTGCTGGTATTGAACGCTTAGAGCCATATGATATACCACCAGAATTGACTGGGAACTATACCACAGAGGAACTGAAGAAGTACAAAAAGATGATACAGGAGATTAGAAAGAGTGAAACCACACGAGTTTCTAAGGCGTTGCGAGTACACACAACAGTAAACTTTGCTAAAGACTATGCTAAGTATGACAGAATGTACTTCCCTTGTAACATCGACTTTAGAGGGCGTATATACCCAATACCATACTTTTGTCATCAGGGAGATGACCTCATGAAGTCCCTATTGTTATATGCTGACCCAGTGGCTAGTACCAATGAAGAAGACTTAGACACACTAAAGATACAAGGCTCAAATCTTTGGGGAAATGACAAGATAGGATATAAGGCTCAGTGTGAGTGGGTAGATGAAAACACTGAGAACATCTTAAGAACCGCTGAAGCCTACCTTGCAAGCGACTGGTGGGAGCAAGCAGATGAACCCTTGCAGTTTCTGGCGTTTTGCTATGAGTATGCTGAGTGTCTGGAGTACATAAAGACAAACGGCTCAATCATTGGTTACTTATGTCATATACCTATTGCCTTTGATGGAACTTGTAGTGGTTTACAACACTATAGTGCAATGCTTTTAGACCCAGTAGGTGGCAATGCGGTTAACCTTACATGCGGTCATGATAAACCTGAAGACATATATCAACAAGTTGCTGATGGTGTCTTAAAGTTGGTAAATGAAGACGCCCAGCACGGAACATCAGACGAACACAAGATGATTAAGAACACCAAGAAAAAGACTGATGATGACCCAGCTGAGATTGAAAAGGTATACTTTGGGACACGAACAGTAGCACAAGCATGGCTTGCCTATGGAATCACCAGAAAGGTATGCAAACGCCCAGTTATGACATTAGCGTACGGAAGTGGACAATACGGTTTTGGCGAGCAAATCTATGAAGACACCACCCAGCATAAACCAGAGTTTAAACTAATGGAACATCAAGCAAGCAGATACTTAGCTGAGAAAATCAGTGCAGTTGTAAAAGATGTAGTTGTGTCTGCCGTGCAAGGTATGGAGTACCTGAAGCAATTAGCCCAAGCAATGAACGAGCATGATATACCAGTGAATTGGTGGACGCCCTTAGGACTACCAGTGCAACAAAACTATTTAAAACTAGAAAGAAAATTCGTGCAGGCACGCTTAGGAGCACGTAAAAGGGTACGCTTATATTGGAACGAAACAACACCTAAAGAGGAAGTAGACAAGAACCACCAGAGGAACGGTATAGCACCAAACTTTGTACATAGTCTTGATAGTACACACTTGATGATGGTAGTGAATGAAGCTGGTTTAAAGAACTATACAACCATTCATGATAGTTTTGGGACTAGCTTAGGGGAAACAAAAGTACTGAAGCGTGTCTTACGTGAACAGCTGTACAAGTTGTATACCGAACATAAGCCATTAGAAGCACTAAAAGAATATGTTGAATCTGAAATTCAAACCAAACTTCCCGAAATTGAGTTACCACCCAAAGGGACGCTTGATTTAAGGGAAATTTTACTGTCTGAATATGTCTTCCGCTGATGGACAAATATAGTAATTTTCTTGTTGTCACACTAATAAGAAGGAAAGGGGCCGAAAGAACTTCCTAAAAGTACACCTAAGAAAAACCTAAATTCCCCCTTTAGGTTAACTTAAGGAATACTTAAGAATAACTTAAGGTTTACCTTATTTTCATTACTCTTAATTATTAAACCAAAGGAGAACACAAAATGAAACGATTAGACATCTTAACAAGTTTACAAGCAGTAGGTTACCGTTGGTTAGTCCGTGATGAAGGAACTCAAAATATATCAAATAGTCTAACTGCTTATGAGCAAAAACCAACGAGAAACGAGTTAGGCTGTTGGAGCGATTTAGGTTACAAATTCGTTGAAGAAGACCAATGCTTCCCAGATGTCCAAGGTGACGTGCTTTTAGACATCAATCAAGAGGTCTGGCGGTTAACTGAATTATTACCAATTCGAAAATACCTGACAAAAGTATTAGTTGACAATAAAGCAATTTATGTAACACGAGATATTGATGATAATCTTGTTGCATGGCAGCAAGAGCCTTACAAAGATGAATATGAGGGTGAATGGGTAGTTGACAGTGATTGTCTAGGGCATGAAGTTTGTGAGTATATTCCTCATTACTTGTCTGATGTCTTCCGTGATGTACAGTGGTGTTCACATAAGCCCCTACTAATTTTTGATGAGGGGAGACCACTTGATAAAAATAAGTGGATTAATGAAGTACCTATTAATTCACGAGTGTATGTATCATGCTTCCCTGATGTTACCACAGCGGTTAAAGGACATTATGCTGGTTTTGACGCATTGAATCCTACAGAACACTTTATGACCTATAAAGCAGGTACATCAGAATGGACTTCAAAAGATGAAAAAGGGCGTACACATTGGAAATACTGCTGGTTAGCTGAGGAAGTGGACGAAAGTGAACTATAAAGAAGCCAAAAAGAAAGGCTTTAAGTATATCACTAGGGACATTATTGGTGGAGAGTGTGCACACAAAGAGGTACCAGTAAGGAATAATGGCTACTGGTACTCTAAAGGCTGGCACTACATTACAAAGAACGGACATGAGTGCAAGTCCAAAGAAGACATTATGGACATAGACACCGCCATTGTCCTTAGTCGAACTAAAAGACCCATTGAAGAAATAGCAATAGCAGAGGGGCACATGGTATTTATCAAATCGTGTCCGATATGCAATACAGTTTTTGAAACTACACGGAACAACAAGGTTTATTGTAGTCACTCATGTGCAATCAGGGCGAATAACAAAAGAATCGCAGAGAACAAACCGGTTGTCACCTGTATTGAATGCGGAAGACCATTTAAGAAGACAACTAGAAGTAATTGTTGTAGCCCTGAGTGCAGTTATAAAAGGAAACTAAGAAAAATGGTATTTATCAAATCGTGTCCGATATGCAATACAGTTTTTGAAACTACACGGAACAACAAGGTTTATTGTAGTCACTCATGTGCAATCAGGGCGAATAACAAAAGAATCGCAGAGAACAAACCGGTTGTCACCTGTATTGAATGCGGAAGACCATTTAAGAAGACAACTAGAAGTAATTGTTGTAGCCCTGAGTGCAGTTATAAAAGGAAACTAAGACAAAATGAACAGTACAAGAAAGCTAGAGCCAAACGAAATGATTCTTGAAATGGCAATTATGAATACTGAGGTAGAAATTGCTAATGCAACCAGAAAGGTTAAGCATTTAGTAAAACTTAAGAATGACCTTGAAGAATTACTGGTAGATATTAGAAATGAAATAAGACGAGGAGAATAACAAATGATTGAATTTTTATGGCTAGTTGTCTTAATTCTAGCTGGCGTCACTGGTTATGTGTACATGTGTCTAGCAGAAATGCAGATTGACATCAGAAATCTACACGTTGACAAGTTTATGCTAGAAGTCGAATTGAAGAACTTAAGAGGAATGCTTAAAGAAGGGACTGAAGACAAATGATTGAAATATTGTACATTGCTTTAGTTGTCTTTGGTAGTCTTCTTGTAAAAGGATTCCTTGATTTAGACAGACTTAAAGAGGACAGAGATTACATTATCAAAGAAGTGACACAGGCACAGAAAGATATTACTAATCTTAACAGAGCTGTAGAGTTTAACACCAGACGGCTAAATTCGTTGGTTATAGAAGTTAATAAACTGCAGACATCAAAAGTCATTACCATTGACAACGTAGAGTTACCAAAAGATTTTGGAAAAGTTGAAACTGGAGAAATCAAAGTGAATAACCTACACGATGGCCACTATAAAGCCCTAGGCATTGAGCCGTGGGACATTTTGAAAGCCAATATGACCTATGAAGAATACAAAGGCTTTCTAAAGGGCAACATTCAGAAATACCTACATCGAAACAAAGAAGGGCTAAAAGACTATGAAAAATTAGCCAACTATGCAAATAAATTAGTGAAAGAGGTGAGCGAACATGACAACAACACGAACAACAACGGCTAAAGCACCAGCTGAACCAGTTTTGGGAGTATACCCATTAGAAGACAGCGTGAAGTTACCAGAGTATAAAACTGATAAAGCTAGTTGTCTTGATGTGTATTTAAAAGATGGCGTACGAATTGCTGGTAAGCACGAATGTGTAAGTCAACTGGTGTCTTTTGGTTTTAAATTAGACATTCCAAAAGGCTATTCTGTACGAATTCACTTGCGGTCTAGCGTAGCAATGTACTACCCAATTCAATTGGCAAATGAAGAAGGTATCATTGATGAAGACTTCACTGGAGAAGTAAAAGCAATCGTACGAAACTTAACAAATGAAGCCTTTTACTTCCCTAAGGGCGAACGCTTGTTTCAAATGGAAGTAGTGAAAGACACCCGAATGAAAGCAAAAGAGTTAACTGAGTATACAAAAGTGACTGACCGAGGTGAAACTAATGGAAGCACAGGTAAATAAATTACAAGACATCAAACACCAGCTTGAAATGTCAATCGAGTATGTAAATTTAAAAATGAACCAAGGTGGACATTCTTACGAAATACTTCTTGATTATATTGACACAATTAGAGAGATTATGAATGAAATAGATGTTGAAAATGACAACAAAACTAAAGCACAGGAAAATGACCCGATTGACGAACTACAGTCAATCAATGATGACTTTTATGAAGTGTGTAGTTTTGCCTACCGGAAATGGGCAGAGGGCGAAGAAAATGCAGACAAAGTATTAGCAGACCTCTTTGACGAAACAGCACGAATACACCGAGAACTTAATGAAACTATTGAAGAAGTGGACTTTCAGATGAATAGAGAATGCGCTGAAAAAGAAGAACTTAAAGATGAACTTGAATGGGCTACGAAAGAAATAGAAGAACTTAAAGATGAACTTGAATGGGCTACGAAAGAAATAGAAGATTGTCAGCATGAAATCATGTGCATGACAAGAGAATTACAAGAATAAGCATAAGGAGAACAAAATGGCAACAAATAACAATACAATTTTAATCAACGGCACGGCTTATTGGGCACACGTTCAAAAGCCAGAAGAATACAACGACTCCCCTATTGGCTACTCAATCGTGGTAGACCTTGAGGACGATGAGAAACTGGCTAAACTTCAGGTACACCTTACCAATGTATTCAACGATGAAGCCAAGGAGCAGGGCTGGAAGTTAGACCCTAAAACAACACTGAACTTACCTATTAAGGAAAACACCACCGCTAATGGTGAAACACGAGAATGCATTAAAGCTAAGACAAAACACGAGTACCAAAACAAAACAACTGGTGAAATTGTGAAGCGTTCAGTCCCTATCTTTGATGAGTACGGCGAACCAGCACCAAAAGGAACTCTTATTGGTAATGGTAGCAAGGTACAAATCAACTGTACGCCACATTGCTACATGATTAATCGCAAGAATTTTGGGGTGACTTTGCGCCTGAATGCAGTTTGTGTGTTTGAACTTGTAGAATACAGTGCTGGCGAACGCAATGCAAACAGCTATGGTTTTAGTATCAAAGAGAAGTCAGAAAGTGACCAGTTAAACGATGGCGAATTGGAGTTTTAACAGAAAACGTGGGTTTCGTAAACGGATAGACAAAAGTGTACGCTCAAACTTTGAAGCACACATCAAGCAGAATCTAATTAAGGCTGGAGTAGCCTTTGAGTATGAAGCTGTGTCTTACCCTTATACAAGCACACACAAGTACACACCAGACTTTATATTGTCTAATGGCGTCATCATTGAAGCCAAAGGGTTATTCCTACCTGAAGACAGAACTAAGCATCTGAGAATCAAGAAGGAACACCCAGAACTTGACATTCGTTTTGTCTTTCAGAAAGACCAATGGCTGACGAAAAGCAAGAAGACAAAATACAGTGACTGGTGCAAAAAGAATGGCTTTATGTATCACATTGGAGACAGTATACCATTAGCGTGGATAGAGGAGAAACATGGCAGTAATTAGAGGAAAGCTAAGAGAACGCCAAGCCACTACTGAAATTATTTGTCTATTCAAAAATATGGACGAATTGACATTTCAAGAAGTGGCAATGAAGGCGAAACAAGCTGGTTACCTATTCTTCCCTTATCACGCATTTGTGAATTATTTAGGTGAAATTCATGAGGGACGTGAGGAGAAAGCAGTAGCCAACGCTGAAATTGATGATACTGAGGAAGCATACACGATACTGGTGGACGCACCGAGCGCCAAAAAAGTAACGCCGGAACAGCGAAAAGCAGTCCTTGAGTTATGCAGTAAGTACCCTCAGGCAGAATATAAGGAATTTGAAGGTAGTATTAAAGATGAGTTGATTTAACTATGGAAGAATCAACCTTAACCAAGGCACATTTACCGTGCTCAACTTGTGGAAGTCACGATGCACTCTCAGAGTATTCTGACGGACATACCCATTGTTTTTCTTGTGGTACAACTAAATTTATAAACAATGACAAAAGACAAATAAGCAACCAAACAGTATTTACCAGTAGGGTATCGTCAACCCATATCAGTAATTTACCAAAACGAGGTATTTTAGAGCATACATGCAAGAAATACCAGTACCAAAAAGGAACATACAATGGAAAGCCGGTACAAGTCGCAAACTACTATGACCAGTATGGTGAACTTACAGGGCAGAAGTTACGGTTTGCAGATAAGACCTTTTGTGTTTTAGGAAGCATTAATGATACGTTTTATGGACAACAGCTGTATAGTGGTGGAGACCAATTGATAGTCACAGAAGGTGAAATTGATTGTCTTACAGTATCACAAATGTTTGCCAATACTATACCAGTAGTAAGTCTACCAAAGGGCGCTAAGAGCGCAAGAAGGACATTTGAAAGTAATCTTGAATGGTTACAGCACTTTAATGAAGTTGTAGTTATCTTTGACAATGATGAAGCCGGAAGGGAAGCAGTCAAGAGTGTAGAGGGCATTCTTGAAGCGGACAGATTGAAAGTAGTGGTCTTAAATCAGCACAAAGACCCAAATGAGTACCTACTAGCAGACCATGGTAGGGAACTCATGGACGCCATTAGTAATGCTAAGGCGTATACCCCTGAGAATATTGTCAACGGTAATACATTATGGGAAGAACTGAAGAATGAGCCTGAAGAAGAAGTTGGATATAGCTTACCATGGGATATTAAAGCACAAGGTATGACCAAAGGAATACGAAAAGGGGAAATCGTGTTACTAACCGCTGGAACCGGCATTGGTAAATCAACCATGGCAAGAGAAATCATGTATGACCTTGCTATGAATAAAAACTTAAGAGTAGGCGTAATGATGCTAGAGGAAAACATAAGGCGCACCGCTAAAGGTATTATGAGTATTCACGTGGGTAAACCTCTACACATATCACGCCAAGGACTGACTGAAGAAGAATATAAGAAAGCCTTTGATGAAACCTTAGGGACAGGGCGTTTTGTCTTATACAATCATTTTGGCAGTCTAGCGGAAAACAAAATATTGAGTGCAATGAGGTACATGGCGGTTACTGAAAAGTGTGACTTTTTGGTACTAGACCATTTGAGTATTGCAGTGAGTGGAATAGACACCAAGGACGAACGAAAACTCATAGACGTGCTTATGACACGTTTACGTTCGTTAGTTGAGGAAACTGGAGTAGGTCTCATAGCCATATGTCACTTGAAGCGTACTGACAATAGTAATCATGAAGAAGGTGGCGTCATCAGTTTGAATCACTTACGAGGTAGTCAATCACTAGCACAACTTTCTGATACCATTATTGCACTTGAACGTAATCAACAAGCCACTGAAGACCAAGAAAAGAATCGCATTAAAGTACGCATATTGAAATGCAGGTGTACTGGTGATACTGGTCTAGGTGGCTATCTTTATTTTGACAAAGGTATTAATCGCTTGCGAGTACCTGATTTTGATGATGAGGAGAACACCAATGAAGAATCAAGACAGCATGAATTTTGAGAATGTTGTTGCTCAATTTGATACCTATTTGTATGAACTATACGATGAGCTAAACATGTCATTACAACAATCAGAGAAACCATATGAAGCCTATGAACTTGCACTTCAGACAGCTTTATGGAATCGGATAGCAACAAAATGGTCTTTAATCAAAAGGAGTGAACAACAATGATGAATACTTTTTTAATCAATGTACTTGAAATGTTAATTAATGGGCTTCAGAAATGGCGAGTAAAACTCATCAAGAAACAAATCAAGTCACTCAAAGGTTATAACTCATGGCATAACCAGCAGATGCACCGCAATAATCAAGATGTAGAATCATTAGAAAAACGCCTAAGTAAGTAGGTGAGTATGATTGTTATTCTTTGATATTGAAACAGACGGTTTACTTGATACGGTCTCAACCGTTCACTGTATGGTAATCATTAGTGATACTGGTGAGGTCTTCACGTATAGACCAAACGAAATAGACAAAGGTATCAAGAAACTACTCAGTGGTGACCAGATATGTGGACATAACGTTATAGCATTTGACTTACCAGTGCTTACCAAATTGTATGGCGTAGAGTTTGACCATGCGAAAGTAGTAGATACGCTTGTCTTATCACGGCTTGTCTACTCAAACATCAACGATTATGACGCCCCTTTAGTAAGGCGTGGTATTCTCCCTAGCAATCTTTTTGGACGCTTCAGTTTAAAAGCTTTTGGTTATAGGTTAGGTAATCTTAAAGGCACGTATGCTGAAGACAACGAGACCGCATGGGAAGCATTCAACGAGGATATGCTGGAGTATTGCATACAGGACGTTGAAGTTACAAAAGACCTTTATAACAAATTGGTCTCTAAGAAATTTACAGAGCACGCAAGTGAAATTGAACATAAAGCTCAATGGCTATGTCAAAAAATGGAGCACAATGGCTTCTACTTTGACATGAACAAGGCGCTGGAACTCAAGATGATACTTGAGAAAGAATACTTGCGTATCGTTGATGAACTTACTGAGTACGCTCCAAAGATACCTGATAAGGTATTTGTACCTAAGAGAGACAATAAGAGCCTAGGGTATAAAGCCGGTGTACCTATCCAACGGTACAAAGAATTTAACCCTAATAGTAGACAACAGCTTTACTACATACTGAATGACCATTACAAATACAAGTTTTTAGACTGTATGTATGACATTGAGATAGACAACAAAGGCGAGGAAAAGAGCCGTAAGTTGAAGCTCAATGAAGAAACACTAAAGGCAATCAGTAAAGACCCAAATGCGAATGATGAAGTTAAGCGCATAGCGGAACTCTATAGTAAGTCTTTCATGTTGTCTAAACGACTAGGACAGCTGGCTGAGGGTAGCAACGCATGGTTAAAACTTGTAGGTAAAGACCATAAAATTCATGGACGTATAAACCCTAATGGAGCAGTCTCAGGGCGAGCCACTCATAACAGCCCAAATGTAGCTCAAGTACCAGCAGTGAGCGCTGAGTATGGTAAGGAATGTAGGGAACTTTTTGGCGTACCTGAGGGCTGGTATCAAGCTGGCGTTGATTGTAGTGGTCTTGAGTTGCGTTGCCTAGCACACTATTTGTACCCCTATGATAACGGCGAGTACGCACATGAGATACTCAATGGCGATATTCATACGGCTAACCAGAAGAATGCAGGGCTTGAGACAAGAAATCAAGCTAAGACATTTAACATAATAGGTGTCTCTAAACCCATTGAAAACGGTGGAAATCCCTCAGGGATAATACCGTGCTAAGTCAAGAAAGGAAATAATGACAAGAAAAGAGTACGAAAAGAAACTATTACAGTGTGAACGAAATAAACCAAAAGAAAAACAGACAGCACAGCCTGATAAATATCCTCAAGGCTACTTTAAAGAAAAGAAATGCAAAGTTTGTGGAAAATCATTTACACCTAAAGCCCCTTCAGAATTATCTTGTAGTGAGTATTGTAGAAGCTATGCAGTAACAGAAGCATACTACAAAAGAAACTATGGAATAACTATTGAAGAATATTTAGATATAGCAGAACGCCAAAACTATAAGTGTGCAATATGCGGTAGAGATAGTTTTCCTATGAAATCTAGCAGTAGTGGTTTATTAGTTGTCGACCATGACCACAATACAGGTGTTGTTAGAGGTTTACTTTGTCATAACTGTAATAGAGCGTTAGGTCTTTTACAAGACAACCCAGAAACTCTTGAAGTTGCTATTGCCTACTTGAAAAGTGTAACGACTATTCCAAAAGGAAGTACAACTAAGCAGTTGGAAGCGGTGGGTATCGAAAGATAAAGATATAGTCTAATCTCCATAGCAAAAAGGAGCAGTCCTTAGGACGGCTAAAGTGTAGCGAACTTTAGTGAATGTATATGTATTTACGCATTCTTGTATGGTGGTGGAAATGCTAAGATTGGAGAAATCGTTGGTGGCAGTGCTGAACACGGAAAGGAACTCAAAGACAAATTCTTGAAGAACACCCCAGCTATTAAGAAGTTGTCTAGCTCAATCAAGAATACACTAGCACCATTCAATATTGCTAAGCATAAGCGTGAATGGAAGCGCCGGTACTTGATTGGTCTTGACGGTAGAATCTTACACGTACGCTCCTTACATAGCGCATTGAATCTACTTTTGCAATCAGCCGGCGCCCTTATTTGTAAGCGCTGGATAACACGTACTGAAGAACGATTAGAATCTTTAGGTCTTACTCATGGCTGGAATGGAGACTTTGCTTTCATGGCGTGGGTACATGATGAATTTCAATGTGCATGCAAGACAAAAGAAATTGCTGAGGTAGTCGTACGTGAAGCTCAAGAAGCTGTACGAGATGTTCAACAAGAGTTTAACTTTAGAGTGCAATTAGATACTGAAGGAAAAATTGGTAAGAATTGGGCTGATTGTCATTAGAAGGAGAACGTATGGTAAGAAAGCAAATGAAAGTAAAAAAGTACGTGACATTGGTTGAAGAAACCGTTATAAGCGTACCCACTTATCTTGATGCTGATGACGTACAAAGGCGTGAAGAAATGTACCTTGAAAGGGAATTTGATAGTTTTGAACCGTATGAAGTATTAGAGTATCACATTGAGGTTAATGAATGGTAGAACTTATTAATTACACTCATGACTATAGCAAGCTGTTATGCAAGGCTATTTCTCAGTGTTATCAAAAAGAAGCCACTGATAAAATCTTACGCCATTGCATTGAAGCTGGACACCTGAGTGTATTAGAGCATGCTACAGCAACCTTTGAGTTAACTTGTAGCATTCAAACATTATTACAGTTGTCAAGACATAGGCACTTTTCAATGACTGTTCAGTCAAGCCGAGGGACGGTCTTACAAGAGCACCTGAAGGTAGACAACGAGAAGTTACAGCACCTCATAAATGAACAAGTTGCTAACTATGTGAATTGCAATATTGGAGAAGACATTAGTGAGGAAGACAGAGCATTATTAGCGCCCAAAGCTATGGTCTATCATCTAGTAATCACAGGAAACTTGAGAGCATGGTATGAGTATTTACCTAAGAGACTTTGTAAAAGAGCTCAGAAGGAACATCGAGAATTAGCTCAGCAGATTAAAGACAAGTTAGCTCAGGCGTTCCCTATTGTATTCAATCAAGACATGATGAACTGTTTCAACTGTAAAGAGAGGAAGTGTTCATTTGTCTAGTAAGTTAATTTTTGATGCTGACATGTTGCTATATGTGGCTTGCAACCGGAACGAACAAGTTATCGAATGGGAAGACGGATTGTATACCCTTCATTGCTACTTTGATGACGTGAAGAACGCCTTTGATGAGCATGTGCAAGAATTGGTAGACATCGTATTAGACCACTATAACATTCATGGTGAATACGAGATTATCATGTGTTTGTCACACCCAGTTAACTTTAGAAAGCAACTTGTTTCTGAAGACTATAAGGCAAACCGTAACACATTAAGAAGACCTCTTTGTTATAAGCCAATGCGTGAATGGATAGCTAAGGAATACAACACACTGATGTATGAAGGGCTTGAGGCTGATGATGTTGTTGGTCTTACAGTAGGCAAGAATGATATTGCCATTAGTGGCGATAAGGACTTTCGATGTATTCCTTGTAGACAATATGACTTTATGCGTAATGAGTTTTATGAGGTAACCCTTGAGGAAGCTAATTACTTTCATTTGTACCAAACGCTCATAGGAGATAGCACAGACGGCTATAAAGGTTGCCCTCATATTGGAGACGTAAGAGCAAGACGAATACTTGATGAAAGTCCAACATGGGAAACAGTTGTTGATACCTATGAACGCAATGGAAGCACCGAGGAAGAAGCATTGAAAAACGCAAGGTTAGCTTTCATTTTACGTAAAGGCTATTACAACAAGAAAACTAAAGAGGTGAGGTTATGGACACCGTGATTAAAGACCACAAATTAAGACACCCAGAGATTGAGTACCAACAAATTACTAATAGATTATATGAGTTAGCACAGGAGCAACCGTATGGGAAGCTGGTGTCTAAAAAGAGTATTCTTCAGACACTACATGAAGTACAAGAAGCTGGTGCATTGCGCACATGGTATGACCAAAAGGACGAACTTGTTGGACTACTTATATTTCAAGTTGGTGAGGTATGGTGGAGCGATTGTAGAATCGTGACCGAGGAAGTTGTTTTGTGTCTTAAACCAAATGAATACGCTGGTATTCAACGTGAAGCCATTCATGAGTTAGACCGACTAGCAAACGCATGGAATGCACGCTTAATCAATAGTGGCAACTTTTTGGCAACCAACCAGAAACTAATTGAAAACGGCTATATGAAGCGTGGTGGCTATCATCACAAATCTAGTAGCTTTCTTAAGATTGTGAAAGGTGAAGAAGATGACTGATGAATTAGAGTACCCACGAGTGTCTGAGGAACTACCTGAGTACATCTCAAAGTTATTTAGTAATGAGTATATTTTGAAAAAAGACACAATGAGTGCTGAAGGTAAACTAGCGTGCATCATGCTAAGAGATGAAATCTTGAACTACCTTAACACTTGCATTGAAGAAAGGAGAGTGTAAAGCATGGGTTTTATTGGCAAAGCAGTTGGCAAAATTTTTAGACCTGTTACAAAAATTGTTGGTAGTATCTTAGGTTTTGGTGGCAAAGGGGAAAGCAACCCAGTACAAATTCCACAGCCAACAGTAACGGCGCAACAGCTGGTACCACAGACTGAAGCCGTTACACCTGAGGCGCCTGAGCTAGGTACTAACAAGAAACGCAAAAAGGTTAGTCGCAAGTCCTTAATGATTGAACGTACAGGCTCAAATAGCGGTGGCGGTAGTGGTCTTAACGTGTAGTAGGTGTAGCTTATGGCAGAAAAACTACAGTTAATACCGGACGCAAAAACAACGTTCAACAAATTGAAAACGGATAGAGACCCATACACTCAACGAGCTGAAGCGAATGCAAAAATTACCATTCCTTCATTATTCCCAAAAGAGAATGACAATGCTCAAACAAAGTATGAACAGCCGTATCAATCGGTAGGAGCACGAGGTATTAATAACTTGTCTAGTAAGTTAAACCTTGCGCTATTCCCACCGAATGAGCGGTTTTTTAGATTGGGTATCTCCCCAGCCGAATTGCAAGCTATGGGCGTAGACGAGAAACAAATGGCTGAAGCAGACCAAGCGCTAATGCGTATTGAAGAACGAGTGAATCGTTTCATTGAAGACAATCAAATTCGTATTACAGTCAACGAGTGTTTACTTCAGTTACTTGTAGCTGGCAACTGTTTACTGTTCCTTCCACCAGCTGAAGGGGGCGCACGCATGTACAACTTGAAACAGTATGTATTGCGCCGTGACCCTTTAGGAAACGTATTGCAGATTGTGACATTAGACAAAGTGGCTAAAATGGCGCTTCCTGAAGAATTACAATCATTAGTTGCTGACGGTAAACCTGAAGACGATATTGAAGTCTACACAAAAATTCAACGCAATGGGGACGAATGGGTAACATTTCAAGAAATCAATGAGACTATTGTACAAGGTAGTGAACAGAGTTACCCAATAGACAAAGCCCCATACATTCCTTTACGAATGACCAAGCAAGACGGTGAAAGTTATGGGCGGTCTTTCATCGAGGAATACTATGGAGACCTTCTCAGTCTTGAGAATATTTCAAAAGCTATAGCCTTTGTTGCTATGGTATCTTCCAAGGTTTTATTCCTTGTAAACCCAAATGGTCTTACAAGACCAAAGAAATTACAAGACGCTAAGAGTGGCGATTTTGTAACAGGGCGTGCAGATGATGTACAAGCCCTTCAATTAAGTAAATATCCTGATTTACAGATAGCCTTACAGCACAGTGACAGACTGGAGCAACGGCTATCTTTTTCTTTTTTATTGAACAGTGTAGTCCAACGAAATGCAGAACGAGTTACCGCTGAGGAAATCAGAACGGTAGCAAGTGAACTTGAAGATACCCTAGGCGGTATTTATAGCATTTTGTCTCAAGAACTACAATTGCCACTAATCAAGCGTATTATGGCGGTCTTAATGTCACAGGGAGAAATCGTTCAATTACCTGACGGCGTAGTAGAACCAACTATTACCACCGGTATGGAAGCGCTAGGGCGTGGACATGACTTCAATAAGTACATGACATTCTTGAGTGCTATCGGACAGGTACCTGAAGCATTACAAATGATGAACATTAGCAATCTTGTGACAAGCATTGCGACAAGCCTAGGTATTGAAACTACTGGTCTAGTTAAGACCCAAGAAGAATTACAGGCTGAGCAAGAGCAAGCCATGGGGCAACAAATGGCAATGCAAGGAATGGCGCAAGGTATGCAAGAAGCGCAAGGAGAGGAGATGTAACAAATGGCAGAAATCGAGATTAGCACAGCGTCAAATCAAGAGACTTTGACCGTTGAGGCTGACCCACAAGTACCTGAAGGTGCACAAGAGGTTACGACTGAGACAACTCAGGAACAAGACCAACAGCAACAACAGGAAGCACAACCTGAAGAAAATACATCAGAGGGCACTGAAATTCAATCCGTTCAGGACGAAATAAATAGCCAAACTGAACTGGAATCTCAGCTCAAAACTGAACTTTCTGAAAAGGGTATTGACTTTGATGAAATCAGTAATGAGTACAACGCCAAGGGTGAGTTGAGTGAGACCACATTGAGCAAGTTGGAAAACGCCGGTTATCCAAAGACAGCCATTCGTGCTTATTTAGACAATCTTGAAATGCGTGCTGAAAAGTTTGCAAACACTGTTTTGTCTTTTGCTGGCACAGAGGTGGACTTCCGGAATATCCAAGAGTTTGTACGAGCACAGGGGAATGAAGCCATGGACGCATTCAACGGTGTTCTTCAGACTGGCAACCTTGCAATCATTAAGGCACACATCAATGGGCTTAAGGCGCAAATGGGAAGCGCTTATGGAACAGCTAAGCCAACCATTATGGGGAACGGCACAGTTACCACAAGTGCACCACAGGGCTATCAGTCTCAAAAAGAACTGGTAAAGGCTATGAGTGACCCTAGATATTATGATGACAAAGTTTATCGTGCTGAAGTTGAGGCAAAAGTAAAAGCCACAGATTTTTCTAATTTATAAGACAAAGGAGATTTAACTAATGGCAACAATCCAAGGTATTACTAAACAAGGACAAGTAAAAAATTCTGGTGATGAATTACAAATGTTTCTTAAGGTGTTCAGTGGTGAGGTCTTAACAGCTTTCACACGCACCTCTAAAGTGATGAACAATCACATGATTAAAACTATCTCTAGCGGTAAAAGTGCTTCCTTCCCAGTTATGGGACGTACAACCGCTAAGTATCTCAAAGTAGGGAACTCTTTAGATGACCAGCGCACCGCTATGGAACACAACGAACGAGTTATTAATATTGACGGTCTTTTGACAGCTGATGTCTTAATTAGTGACTTGTTTGAAGCAATGAATCACTTTGATGTACGTTCTGAATACGCTAATCAGTTAGGTGAAGCATTGGCTTTATCCGCTGACGGCGCAATGTTAGCTGAGCTTGCAAAACTTACACAGGAGACCAACGAAAACTTTACTGGCGCTGGTAGTCCGGTTAAAATCGCTAAAACTGTAAAGGCTACTGGTATCAACCCAGAATACGGTGAAGCTATCGTTCAGGCGTTATTAGAACTCAAAGCAAAATTCAGTAACAATTATGTACCACCTACTGACCGTTTTGCATATATGAAACCTGAAGCTATTTCAGCAATCATTGCCAATAAGACTGCAATTGACCGTGATTATGGCGCAGTCGCTACTATTGTAGACGGTGACTTGACGAAACTTTGTGGTTTCAACATCGTGGAAGTACCACACTTAACTATGGGGGGCGCAGACAAGACTGGTATGGTAGGCACAGCACCAGCTGGACATGACTTCCCTACAGCATTGAAGAATGACGTTGCCTTCCTTGCTTGTCACCGCACAGCATTAGCAACGGTTAAATTGAAAGACCTTGCATTGGAACAGGCACGCCGACCTGAATACCAAGCAAACCAGATTATTGCAAAATACGCATTGGGACATGGCGGTTTACGCCCTGAAGCTAGTGCAATTTGTACTATTAAAGCTAGTGTTTAATCTAGTTTAACTTCTAGGGGGACTACTTTGTGGTCTCCCTATTTTTTATTTTGAAAGGAACAACTATGATACTTACACCTTTGACGCCATTAGACGCCGTTAATGAAATTCTATCGGCTATTGGTGAAGCACCAGTTGATACCATAGAAGACAGTGGCAATATTGATGTAGACAATGCTTATAGAATCTTAAAGAGTGTGAATAGACAAGTACAAATTGACGGCTATACATTCAACACAATCTCAAGTTATCCGTTGATACCAGATAGGTTTACCAAAGAAATTGCATGGGACAGCACATTGTTGCGTGTGATTAGTAGTGAGGGCAACTACCTGAGAAATCGTGGCGGTCTTGTGTATGATGTGACAAACAACACAGACAAATTTGACGGACAAATTGAAGTAGAAGCTATTGTGTTAGTACCATTTGAAGAACTTCCTGAAGCCTTTAGAGAGTACATCACAATCAAGAGTGCACGCTTGTTTGCTACTAGATATTTAGGGGACGAATTGGCGATGAATGCGCTCATGCAAGAAGAACAAATCGCTAAAATTGCAGTGTTCAATTATGAACTCGACCTTGAAAAACCTTCTATGGCTAACAATACAGATATTAGTAATGACCTTAAGAGGACGTAATTATGGGTAGAATAGCACAAGTAGTAAAAAATATCATCAGTGGTATATCTCAGCAACCGCCTATTATGCGCCATATGGAGCAATTACAGGAACAAATCAATGGTTTTTCTACTGAGGCAGACGGTTTACAAAAGAGACCACCAACGGTACACATTGCGGAACTCTCTTTGTCTACCACAATTAGACCAAAAATTCACGTTGTAAATCGTGATGAAAACGAACAGTACATCATGGCATTCGATGGGTCTACTGTTAAAATATGGGACGTTAAGGGGAACGCTAAGACAGTTACCATTGAACACCCTGAGTATTTAAAGACAAGCAATCCTATAAGAGATATTAAAGTAATCACTATGGCTGACCATACGTTTATTGTAAATAAGAGCACTACAGTAGCTATGAATACATCAGCTAAAACTGAAGAAGGACGGGCAGATGGGGCTACAGTATACGTTAAGAGTGGTCAATATGGACGTAAATATGAGGTCATTGTTGATGATACAACAGTGGCAAGTTATGAGACACCAAACGGCTCAGACCCAAGCCATACCACACAAATCGGGACGAACAACATTGCACAACAGTTAGTTAATCAAATGCGTGAGAAGGGCTATGACATTTATCACATTGGGGGCGAAAGTTGGTTTATCGTTGGGAGAATGACCAATAGAAACATTCGTGTTCGTGATGGCTTCAACAGTCAAGCCATTAGTGCATTTAAGCATGACGTTCAGAAATACACAGATTTACCAAGGACACATCGAGATGGCTACATTGTACGAGTGTACGGTGAATCAAATGGGGACGATGACTACTACTTAAGGTACAACGAAAAGTCACTCTTATGGGAAGAATGCCCCGCTCCTAATATTCTCTATAAGTTTAACTATGGAACATTACCACATAGATTAATTAGGCAAGCTGATGGAACATTCAAGTTTACAACTATTGAATGGGCTAACAGAGAAGCAGGGGACAACGATAGCAACCCAGAGCCTTCCTTTGTTGGTAGAAAAATTAGTGACATCTTTAGTTATCGCAACCGATTTGGTCTTATTGCAGGGGAATCCGTTTGTCTTTCTAAAAGTGGAGACTACTGGAATTTTTGGGTAGATAGTGCAACTACAATCGTTGATACAGACCCTATTGATGTAAACGTATCTCACAATAGAATCTCAGAGTTATTCAGTGCAGTACCTTTTAATCAAGACCTATATTTGTTCAGTAGACAAACACAGTTTATTTTAACTGCTGACGGTGCACTGTCTCCAAGGAACGTTCAACTTAAGCAGGTCACAGAATTCGAAAATGACACTAACATTAAACCTATAGGTGTAGGGAGAAACCTATACTTTTCTTCTAATCGGTCTAATTATGCGAGCATTTTGGAATACTATGCAGTCTATGACGGTAACAACAGTAAAGACAGCAATAACATCACTTCACATATTCCAAATTATATTCCTAATGATATGTATGGACTTATTGCATGTGAAAATGAACACCTCATCATGGCACTCACAGAAGGTGCTAAAGACAGTATTTTTGTCTACAAATACTTGTACGCCCAAGAGCAAAAGTTGCAAGCCAGCTGGAGTAAATGGATATTCAGTGGTGAAATCATTGGTGCTGACTTTATTGGTAGTACCTTGTATTTAGTTATTAAGAGAAGTAATCGTGTTTGTCTTGAAAAAATGTTAATTGCGTTTAACACTAAAGACATTCCAAGCGAACCGTACAGATTACTCATTGACCGCAAGACTGAGGTAACACTCAATGGTACATTTGATGATTACAACTTGACATACACGTGGGACGCAAAGAACTTCTTTAAAGACACAAATGCTCAAAAGTACTTCCTTGTGTTACAAGACGGACGAACCTTTGAAAGTAATGAAGCTGGTATCTTTAAGTGTGATACTAATGCAAATCTTACTGGTATAAAAGCAATAGTAGGAACAGCCTATGAGATGAACATTGAGTTATCCACACTATACGTTAAGCAAGCAGACCAAAGTGGTACAACGTACATGCAGAACTATAGATTGGTCTTACAAGAAATCGAGTTTCAATATGCTGACAGTGGTGAATTTACTGTATGCGTGGAATATGTTGGTAAACCTACACGCAACTATAAATTCACAGGGCGCATTTTAGGACATGAAGAAAACATCATAGGGAAACACCCTATTGTTACAGGAGCATTCCGTGTACCTATTCATGGTAAAAACACAGACACCAGAATTATTATTTCAAATGAAAGTCCTCTACCAAGTAGTTTTGTAGGCTATGTCTGGAGAGGGAACGTAACATATCGTGCTAGACAAGTATAGAAAGGAGCGTGAAGTATGAGTTGGCTGGGTTTAGGCTTACAGCTTTTAGGAACGTACAACCAGTGGAAATCAGAGCGTGAACAGGCTAAAGCCGTTGGTAGACAAATGGCTGAGCAAGCAAAGAACGCTATTACCACGATGAACTATGCGTTCCAAAACTATGAAGAAGAACGTAGGGACGCATTTGACACCGCCCTTAGCAATCTGGAGAAACTCAATATTAATGCAAGTGGTTTACAAGGCAGTGTTGATAATGCGGTGTCTGAAGATTTAGGGGACAGTAAAACTGGGCGTCTTTTAAGCCGTGCTACTCATGCTGAAGCATTGCGAACCGCCTTGTCTGAAAAGGATAACTTCAAAAGAAGAAGCAATGAGATTGACCTTAATAAAGAACAGCAACTTGTATATACCAAAAGTTATACAGCTGGGTTACACCCACCTAAGATGCCAAGTAAAGGTGAACTTATCTTTAGGCTTGCCAATGCCGGCTATCAGGCGTACACACAACAGCAACAGGTGGACGCATTCAGACAATCTCACTACTACACAGGTGCACAAGGTGGAACAACTGGTAGCAATATGACCAGCCTTAGTCCTTCTTATAGCACCATGAACTACCAAGCTGGAATGTACGATAACCCTACCAGTGCTATGTACTTTGGGACTAACTCATTTAGGCAATATGGTTTTGGGTATTATCCATCGTCAACCAACTGGTTTAGTGGTAGAAGTTATCGTTCAGGTGCATACGCCAATGACCCTAATAATTTAGGTTTTGGAATGAGCACCTTTAGAACCTTAGGTATCTTTTAGATAAGGAGCAATGACATATGCCAAGTAATGTATCACAGGCAATAGGGACAGCCCAGCAGTTTATGCAACAGCCTAAGAACGTTTACGAAAAGAAACTCTTAGGTGTACAACAGAACTGGAACGTTACGGCAGAACAAGATGATAGCCGTTCACGTATAGGGAAAACCCTAGAAGCACTGGGAGTGTCCATTGGTCAGAATGATTTAGAACGTGAAAAGCAACAGTATGAAATCGCTCAGACAATAGCACCCCAGTTTTTCGATAAGTTAACAAATGAACAGAAAAGGAAACTCACCAATGCTGAAATCTTAGCGAACACTGGTGAGTACAACCTTAGTGATAATCGCTATGCAGTTGGTGTCTTAGACAAGTTGCGTGGTGAACACTTAAGCAACCAGTGGAATCAAGAGTACACCATGTATTCCATGAATCAACCACTGGCAAATAGTCTTGAAGAAGAACATCAGCGTTACGAGCAGTTTATGAATGGTAAATTTGATGAATGGCAAGACCTTAACAATGGGACTATTAGCAATCAGTACGCATTCTTCAATGGCTACTATGATAAACAAGCTGAACACGTTGTAGCAGTTTCTCAAAGTTATTTAGACAACAAAGAAAGACAAGTACAACAAGACCGAGTGACAACCATTCACTCAAAGGCAGTCGATGTAGGGCGTTTCTTTCAGTATAGTAAAGACTTAACTGATGAACAAATTGATGCTAAACTCATGGAACTTCAGACGTATGTCAACATAACACAAGGGAAGAACCCAGAAATTGAATTTAATATCAATAAGGACATCATGGAAACACTATTAGAGCATAGTGCTGACCAAAGGGTAATTGACCGTTATGGTGAGTTTACTGACTACCGTGGCAGACCAATTAAGGAAACACTGAACCCAGTAGATTATCGTGATAGAGTAGTTGCTAAGGGGCAACAAATTGCGAACCAGCAAGCCTTACAAGACCAAAAGGAACTTGATGCATTTACTTCAGTAGGTGCACTTGATGCTGAGTACACCCGCTTACAAAATTCTGATAAACTTGAAGATAAAGAAAAGGCACGCCGTTGGAGCACTAAGTATTACCAAAGAAGAAAAGAACTGGAAATTGAGGAAAAGCAACGGCAAGCTAGAATGCTGAAAGAGCAAACAGTACGAGGGACTGAAGAATGGCGTACAGGGCAACTCACTCAGATGATTAGAAATACTCTTAAAGAAGACTGGGCTGGTGTCATTCCACAGACTGAAAAGGAATTAGACGCAATGGGCTTAGGTGGACTGGTAGCACTTAACCAAGCAATGTTACCAATTCTTGACGAGTTAGCACAGGCTGGAGATGACGCTGGGTTAGCACGTTTAGCAAAACAGCCAATCATGGCTAAGGGTATGCAAGCGTACTTTAAGAATCATTTAGACATCGACTTGACACGAGGAGTTATGTCACCAGCTATTGAATTGGCTTTAAAGTATGCTGGTAGAGATGGTAATTACATTAAACAAGTAGTTGGTGAACAGTATGCACCAGATGTTACCGCATTGAAACTCTTAGTAGACACTAATGGTGTAGAACAAGGTATGCAGATTTATCGTGAAGGTAGGCAACGATTAGACAATACTGATGAAAAGAAACGTATTACTGATGAAATCAAGTTGTCCCCTAAAGGCGATATTCAAGTGTATGACCTCTACTGGGACGCTGAAACACCGTACACGTATAGCCCTGAAAAATTACCACCTGATATGATTAAAGACACTGAAGAATTAGCTATTCGTTATCGAGCCTTTGGTTTCTCCACAGAGCAGTCTTTGGAAATGGCTAGGATAGCTACTCAACAGAAATACGTTGCCGTTAATGGTGTCTTTATTCCTACTATTGACTATCAGAAGATTGTCAACATGAATACGCCACGGACTAATGAAGCCCTTGAATATGCTATTCGTGTCTTTACAAATGACTATGTGTCCCCAGCACGTTGGTTTTCTAATGGCTCAGATGTGTACTTAAGTGTTACTGAAAATGGAACACCTAAGTCTTACTCATTGAAACAAATTATTAATCAGGTAGACTACTCTACACAATGGTTTAAAGACCACCCAAGTGAAGACAACAACAGTAATTCAGATGTTACTTATGATAGTGTAGTTGATGAAGTTTTATATAGTGATGGACGAACAGACTAGGAAAGGAGAAACATGGCAACACATTGGTTTTTAGCACGAATACATGAACTTGCTGAAGCTGAGTATGGTAAAACATTTGCAGATTTACTTTTATATCAACAAAAAGGGGAATCTACAAATGGTACAAGTAAGGTATTCATGTTAACGAACAACCCCGGTGGGTTTACGCAAGGTCAAAAGCCAAATCGTTCAGGTGCTAGGCAACCAGAAGAAGAAGGAGCAAACTTTTATAAAGAGTATGATACACCTGAACAGGCTTATGATGACCTTAAAAGAAGTTTCTTTAATTACTACCCTGATATTTATAACGCCAAAAGTATTGATGAGTATGCATCTATCTTAAAGGCTAATGGCTACTTCACTAAAGATTTACCTTCATATATTCAAATGATGATAAATAATAGTGGTGAAATGGGCGAAATTTTGCGTGACCCTAATTATACCTATCAGGGTAGTGGTGGAACAGCTGATGAAAAAGAATGGGCTGACCCTATGAGTGGCTCATATGGTGGACTTAACCCCTTCTTTGTTGGTCAGAACCTTCCTATTTCTCCATATGGCTTAGGTGGGTCATTAAATAAAACTGGTGAATGGGTAAGCGTAGCTAGAGGAAACCGTACAGACTTAGGTGGAAGCTGGAGTGCCTTCAAAGACAGTTTTGCAGATGCATGGCTAAACAACGGTACAATTAGTCTAGGAAGAAACGCCCTGATTACCAAGGGTTATGACTTAATGGGTATGCCAAGGGAAGACCTTACAACCCTTAATGAAGCTACTTTAAAACAGACACTAGCTAACTTAGGTATGACTGAAGATGAGTACAACTCTAAACAGGGTAGACGTTATGAAACCTTTGAGCAAATCAAGTCACAAGCATGGGACACCCAGCAGTTACTCTTACTGGCTAAAATGAAGGGTGAAGACCTTGACCGTGAAGAACGTATTGAAGCACGAGGGACAACCGCAATGGGAGTGGCTGGTATGCTTACTGGGACACTTTTAGACCCACTCAACCTTGTACCAGCACTAGGTCAGGAAGCCCTTGCAGTTAAACTCATGGGGCGTGCTGGTGGGGCACTGGGAAGTAAATTGTTGTCTTCTCAGTTTGCACACATTGCTGAGATTGGTTTAACCAATGGTTTAATCAACGTTGGTGACCAGTATGTAGCTAACAAGGCTGGTTTCTGGAATCAACAAAATTATGGACTTGCGTTTGCACTGGGTGCTGGTGCTGGTGCTGGGTTGTCTTTCCTTAGACGAAATCAGTTGGTAGCACCAGATAAACCTAAAGGTAAAAACGTACAGACCTTTGAGAATGAAGTTGAAACTACCAGACAAAAAGCAGTCAATGGTATCACTGAAACTGAACCAGTGAAGCCTAAGACAAAGATTGACCCTGAAACCATTGCACCAGAACTTAGGGAACCGCCTAAGGTAGAACCTTTAGGTGGACTTAAACGCCTTGATGATGACCTTGTAGAACCAGTGATGTTGAACATTCAGAAGAAAGATGGACTTGTTGACAAGGAACTCATCAATACCCTTAATGAACGCTATGACTTGAAAATCAAAGGGGACATTACTGGGGACACACTAGGCAGATACCTTCACAATGAGCCTGATGTGTCTTATGTCCGTTCTACTAAACTGGTCAAAACTATGGAAGCCTATGGACTGGAAACAGTTGAAGACATGGCTAGACATGTACTGGCGTACAATAAGCACTCTAAGACAGGTGCTATTAAGGAATACTTTGAAGACATCATTGGTGGCAAACTTAGTGATGCTCAGTTTCTGGACGTTGCTAGACACATCAAAGAGGGTGGCACATTCAAGAACCTTACACTGAAACTTGATGATGGTAGTATGTTTGTCAATGGCGAACGTGTGTCTAAAGACAACATCATTGGTAAGGCTATTGACAATGACCCTATCTTTGATGACCCTTCAGAAATTCCTGAGCTATTCATGCATGAAACAACTGTTAGAAAAGTTGGTGAAGGTAAACCTAAGAAAGTACCAGACAAGGACTATGACCCCTTTGGTGCTGAAAAAGATGGACGTGTTGAAGACAATGAGTTAAGCCTTAGAAGTCAAGATGCAGTTGACCGGGAACAGCAACTGGGTGGCAATAAGATTGTACAAGTGGCTGGACGTAAAGCAGAAACCAATAGACTTATTGGCAACCGCTATGGTGTCTTTATTGACTCAGTATCACGAACCATGAATAAAATCGCTAAACTCATGGGTATTGACCCACGAATGCGTGACGTGAACACTGGGAATCGACCACCAGTATCAATGGAAAAGAAAGTATTCATGAAGAAGTATGAGAAACCTCAAAGTGACTTCCGTGTTGCCTTTAAAGACTGGTGTGTTGAAAACAATACGTTACCAACAGCTAATGCTAAAAGACGCTTTAATGAAGAAGTTAACAACGTGTATGACAGCAAGCATAACCCTTACAATGCTGATGGTTATACATCAAGTAGCAAAGCAATTAACAATGCAGTAAAAGCAGTAGAGGACTTCCGTGAACTTGACATGCGACTTCACAAATTAGCTGGTACACTTCCTGAAGACTTTCAGGGTGCTGGTGAGTTATGGAGAAGAGTTGACTATGATAAGCAAGGTGTCTTACGAACGAAATTCTCTAGTGATAAAAAATTCTTCAACTTCATTAAAGACATGGCAATGGAATCAATCAAATGGAACGATATTGACCCTAAATTCAAAGAGGAATACATTGAGTTGCTCCAAATGTCAGACAAAGAAGCTGAAGAAATCATGCGTAAGAAAGGTATTGATTTTGTCATTGGTAGGAATATCAGTGGTAGTAGCAATGCGTTTAAAGACATGGACGCCGTGAAGGGCTACATTAAGAATCAGATTTTGTCTAAAGATGAAAACATGTTTAGAGAAGTGGTGGCTGGCCACTGGGCTGAACAGGTAACAAAACGTCAAGATGACATCTTAAGTGACGTGCATGTGTCTTCTAATAAGCTAGGATACTATCAAGCACGCTTACCTATGGACACTAACAAAGTCTTTGAGTTACCTGATGGCAACTTGTTTACCTTTAATGACAGCTTAAGGAATCAGGACTTAGACACCATTATGGCTTATGTAGCTAACCGTTCGAGTGGCACAATGGCACTTAAGCGTGCTGGTATAGACAACCCAGTGACTGACTTAAGACAAATCTATGAACGAGTAGAGGGTGAGTTGTCTGAAGCCGTTCAGAAACGGTTAATACCAAGGTCACAAATGACAAGAGAATTAGAGGAACTTAAAGATGTATTCCACAACATTAGTGGTGCTTTAATATTCCCTGAGCATATCCACCCAGACAAAGTACCTGACATGATTAAGCGTATTCTCTTAGGTGAATCTTATAGACAAAATGGTATGAACTTTGGCGTCAACCAGATTGGTGAAATGGTAGGTGGCACTGGAGTTGTTGGTGCACGAGCCTTATTCCACTACATACCAGCCTTGCATGACCTATTGCACAAACTTAAGTATTCTAAAGACTTCAGTGCTAAGCAGTTGAGTGTCTTTAAGGATATGCACTTAGGTCACGAACTGGCACAGCACATCTGGTACAACCCTAAGTTACAACGAAATGTATACGGCTCAATGGCTGAACAGCAAGGTGTCACAATGAAACTCTTAGGTAACATTCAGAGTGCAGTTGATTTTGGTGGCAAGGTCACTTCTACAATCAATCAAATCTCACGATTGACACACCTCAGTGTTGCCGGTATCAAAGCCGATATTATGCCTGAGATGATGTTATGGGCTAGAGGAGAATTTAATAGTACCCTCAGAAAGAACCTCTTTAGTGACAGACACTTAGCTGAAGCTGGTATCAGAAATGCTGATGAATTTAAGAAAATTCTTAGAGATAGACTGATGAACTTAGGTGATGAAGACGATGCATTGTCTAAGGCAATCACTAAGTGGCAAGATGAAGACCTCACCAGTTACATGAAGCTAGAAGCATTCCTTGACCTTGCAAGTCAACGTGCTATCTTACAGCCTGGCCTTTGGAACACGGCTAGAAAGTACAATGGTTTTGCTGGACTGGTACAGGGTATTGTCTTCCAGTTTAAGAACTTCTCACAAATGGCACTTAATGGTCACTTAGGACGCATTCTGAATAGCCGTGAACGTGAAGACTTTAACTTGCTCATGACAACATCAATTAGTAATGGTGTCATCTGGGCTACTTCAGTATTCTTCAATTCGTTCAAATACTTTGGGAATGATGAGCAGAAACGTCAAGAGTACCTTGAAAAGACACTCACACCTGAACGCTTGATTACCACTGGTATGCTTAGAAGTAGTGTGTTGTCTGGGTTGTCTTTTGCCAATGACGCATGGGAAGTTGCTATGGGTGGTACTACTAGCCGTACTACAGTTGACCGTGACCCTAACAAGCAAGGTGGCTTACTGTACAACTTATTTACTCAGTTACCAGCCACACAGAGTGCTTATCGAGCATTCAATGGTGCAACCAGTACGCCTGAAATTATGGCTAACTTAATGGCGAATAAGGACACTGATGTTGACCCATTGGTACGCTTATTCCCTCTTGACCGCTGGTTACCAGTGAAGGGTGCATTGTCCATCTTAGCTGACAAAGCTGACTTAGAACAGAAACGCCAAAGAGAACGCAAGCGTAAACAAGATGAACGCAATAAGAAGAAGTTAGAACAGAGAAAGGAAAAGAATGGACAACAGAACGTACAAAACGAAAGTTTACTTGACATGCTCAAATAGTCAGACCAATTACACATTTGCCTTTGACTACATCAATGTGAAGTACATTAAGGCAACAATCAATGGTGGCTCACCATTAGTCTGGGGAACTGATTATGTTGTCAATGACCACACGTTGACACTCACTAAGACCCCAAGACAAGGGGACTTACTGATTATCTATCGAGAAACACCAACAGACAAAACCGTTGAGTGGTACGATAGCAGTATCTTAAGAGCAAAAGATATGAACCTATTTAATACCCAGTTGTTACACGTCAATGAAGAAAATGTTGACCGACTGGCTGACAGTGGTATTCAGGAAGACAAAATTGATGGACGGTGGGACGCTAGGGAGAAATCTATCAAGAATCTCAAAGCCCCTACTGAAAACAGTGAAGCAGTCAATTTAGGCTTTCTAAAGAAAACCCAAGAATCATACCTTAATGCAAGCCAAGCAAAAGTCAATGAAGCAACCCGACAGGCACAACTTGCGACTAATCAAGCGAATAACGCTAAGGAGTACGCAAGACAAGCTAAGGCAAGCGCTGATGCAGCAAGTATGTCACAAGTGCAAGCCAGTACAAAGGCTAGTGAAGCCCAAGCGAATGCAAGTAGTGCTAGCAATAGTGCATCCAATGCGAGCACCAGTGCTGACAATGCAAGCGCCAGTGAAACCAATGCGAATACCAGTGAACGAAAAGCTAAGGAGCATGAAGACAAAACTAGGGAGTACATGGGAACTACTTTGTCTTATAAACTTGATGCAGGCCAAAGTGCAACCAATGCGAACACCTCAATGGTACAAAGTGCAACCTATGCAGAAGAAGCTAAGAAGTACCGGGATGAAGCTAAGGCAATCGCTGGTAAAGATTTTGTGACCAATGAAGCCTTTGAGAGTTACAAGCAGAGTGTACCAAATAGCATTCAAGTCAAAGTAGACAGTCATAATGAATCACCAGACGCTCACCACCAGTTGTTTCAAGATGTTAACCAAAAATTAGACACAAAGGCTACTAAGAATGAGTTAAACACAATGAAAGACAATGTGAATAACCAGTTAGACACAAAGGCTACTAAGAATGAGTTAAACACAATGAAAGACAATGTGAATAACCAGTTGGCAAACAAAGCGGATAGGGCTGACTTGTCTAGTAAACGTGACAATACTAACGCTACATTTAGCAATAATATTGTTGTCGATAATGGAGAATGGAGTGGCCTAGAGCTTAAAACTAGCAATGGTAAGTATATGCAGATTGAAGTGTCACCAGATAAAGATAATCGAATGGGTATACTTATGAGGAAAAATAGTAATGGTGCGACTGTAGCATCCCTTAATATACCAATGCGAACAGGAACACTGGCAACTACTGAACAAATTCCTGAATTAGTACGTCATGTTGTATCTGAAAGTACTTCTGGCCCAGGTTTCTGGCGTGAATGGAGTGATGGGTGGCTAGAACAGGGCGGGTA